GCATTATCTACCCCATTAGCACCATACATAGTTTGTATTCCCTCTTCACCCTCGAAGTTGAAATTAACAAAATCGTATTTACCTCCGGGTTGGAGCGTTTGTGCATACTGTGTTCCATAAGCATTTGCTAAGGTCTTTGCAGACGGCTCACTTACCCCATTTACAATAGCCCTCACTGCGCCAAGAACATATATCTCTTCACCATCAGTCCATGTGCCTGTATTATCAGTGATGGATAAGTAACCTGCGGCGTCATCAGTTGACCACCCCCCGCTTGCAATCGTAACTATTTTGACTGTAGCTGTCTCTCCAGAAGTCGCACCTTGTACGGTGTCTCCCTTTAAAATCTCTACTGTGCCTCCGTCAAAACTTAGAGTAGGACTTGTTAATGCTTCATTATCAACGAATGTCCCAGTCACGCCTGTTAAGACAACAGTTCCTTCTGCACCAACATCCCAGTTACCATAGTAAGTAAGACCCGCTACAGTTCCTTCAGCCCCACCAGCACCAGTCAGCGTTGAGCCTATAACCATTTCGCCATTGCCAGTCGTGCCATCAAAATTCAAAGCTGTACCAAGGTCTATCTCTGTCCAGCCAGCAGTTGTGGCCTTATACATACCCGCCGTAACATTACCTGTTTTATTCCTGAAAGCATAGAGATTACCTAAGTATCCCCATACACCAAGAACATTACCCTCGCCGGGAACTACAGTTATAGTTTCCCTCTTTTCCTCAATACGTTCTTGCAGTTCAGTAACTAGGGTAGAATCGGCTGTGGCATCCCTTAGAACTGGAGGCCCATGTGCAAGGCACGTTGCATACAGCCCCATTATCCAACCCTAAAGACTGATAACTGACCATAATGCATTTGGAAATTCTCAGAGTTACTTGCATGTCCGTTCTTAACTTGGGCAAGGACATCTGTATAGTCGGTATGTCCTGTAGTATCAATTATTCCAGAAGCAGACACCATATTCTCTAAGGTAGCCACCACTCTTTGAACCGCGCAATCATAGCCGGGGTATACCACAGAACCTGCGTCTGCCTGAGTTGCAATTCTGAACGTCCATATTACTGTATCTGTTCCAGTCTGTGCGAAACTAATGCCCAGATTAACCATGAAGAATCCTTTGTCATATATCCTGATCCTATCATTAGCAAAATCTGCATCTGTTCCTACGGTTGTAGACGTTACGCTTCCTGTATCATCAGGCCCATTAGCCCCAACTGAATCAGCATTCCAATCTATAGTTGCTGTTGCTGTTGATGCTACCGCCTGACTTGCTGGTGTTCCCGCTGGTGATTTTATAGTTCCATATCCACCCATACCAGATTCCACGAACTGCCTAACCATCTGGGCTGTAATAGCACCAGTAGTATTATTTGCAAAACTAGTACCAGTTAAAACTGATCTTTCTTTTCTTAAAGCTGTTGGTGTTCCCATTAGCCAAACTCCACATTGAATGAAGCGCCAAATGCGCTATCTGTATTTAGAAAAAATATAGTCTCTCCGTCCTCAAGCGTTCCGCTTGTAACAGTAAAGTAAATGTATCCTTCAGCATCGTTATCTATAAATGCTCCCGCCGCTGTAACTATCTGTTCCACAGTTACAACTAGAACCTGACCTATAGCCCCGCTAGTTTCTCCTTTTACCGTACTACCAACGCGAGGTATCTGAAGATCAAATGCTATACCGTATGCACTATCAAAAACAGAATCTTTTGCGCTACCAAGGGTATATGGTATTCTGTAATAAACTATTGCAGAAGGTAATCCAGTACCATCATCCCTCTCATATCCATCGAACCTTCTATAGCGCCCACGAATATCAACTTCAAAGTTATCAGCGGCAATACATTCTCCCGGCTCTAAAGAGAGAGCCGGAGTAATAATATTTAATCCACCAGAAAATGGAAAATACTGGGAAGCTACAGAAGTCTTTGCTAGTTGTCTCGCTAAAGTCATTCAGGAACCACCGTATAATTAGCTAAATCCTGAACCAATGAAAACCTTCTATTCCTTTGGCCCGGAAGTTGGTCAGATTCCAGTTTTAATAGAAGATCAGTAAACTCCGCAATAGAGCCAGATAAAACTTCTGAGGCATCATTCTGCTCTGCGTAATAAATCTTAGCTCTAGCAATTATTATCCTGTGAAATCTTACTGGGATTACAGATACATCAGCGGCGGCTGATAATTCAGTTGGTGTTGCCCAATACTCTGAGGTAAGAGCAGTCGTAGAATCAGGAGTTGGATAAATATCCATTACATTATCTGGCTTTACACTAAAAAATTCTGGTGTTCCAGTAGCAACAGTGCCGTATTTATAATCTTCCCTGTATTGTAGCCATGGCACAAATGCCAATGGTTGCCAACCTTCAGCAGTAGGATTATAAACAACAGAATCTGTATTCCATTGAGCAAGATCAGTTGGAGACGTTAGCGTAGAAACTCCCGCAACTGGAGTAAGTGTTGCCTCTGACCACAAAAAATCCCAGTTAAACCACATGCGTTGTATATCTAGGTCAGCATCCTTTATATATCTGACAATATCCTTTTCCTCTTCAGGAGTTGGCGTAACAGTAGACGGCCCTGTTCCGGGTATGCCTACGTCCCTCGCCATGTCTTGACATAATTCTATATAGGTGCTCATTTTAGATTTCTCATTATATCGTCTACTACTCTGTCAGGTTTAATATTAGCGGCGCACAATGCACCACCGCTCTCTTCATCTCTGTTACAAGTAGAGAATCCAAAATGCAGTTTATGACAGGGAAAGCAAGGACAATCTTCCGGCTCAAAAGCAGTAGTATTTATCCAGTGTTTTGTTAAATTCTCATTAGACGAGTGGGATAGGAAAACACATTTATGGTTCGGTAACATACTCGCCGCATTTAAGACGCCTGTCTCTGGCCCTACCACAACATCACAATGTGGTAATAGCGAGAGAGTTTTTCCTATAGGTATTTTTCCAGACTTAAGAATTACACGTTTTTCTTTTTCCCAACCAACTTCCAATAATTGGCAAAGATGATCTCCAACCGTGATTATAGAAACGTCTTTTCTCCTTAACAAAAGAGCGGCAATTACATTGTCTGTCCATGGATACACCTTATGGACGGAAGAACCAGACAAAGACCACAAAACAAGATGCCTTGTCTTTATTTTCTTTCTCTGTTTCTTGGCCCAACTTTTATCTAGAGGTGATGGATAAAAAACAGGACTGTGTTTAAACTCTATATCTGCAATCCTGTGAGTTTCCTCAAGATAATTCTTATCACATAACTCATGTACTTCTTCTTTTGATAAGTTATATCCTTCACTAGCTTCGACTCTAACTTTTTCCCCATCTACTTCAACATCTCTTGACGGGTTTAATAGAAGGCGTCCCTCAACTGATTCAGACAATTGTACAAACCTATCAAAACATTCTGACATTTTCTCCCAATAATCTTTAAGTTTAAAGTTATTTATTTGGTTATCTTTTTGCACTATTAACTGATCAACATCTGGATTATGCTTAAGCATATCCGCCCCTATCTCAGTTACATTAACGCATACTTCATAACCCTGTTCTTTAAACCTAGGGAACAAAGAGGATGCCTGTACTATATCTCCAAAGGCTCCATACCTCACGATACATACAGTTTTTCTACTCCTTATTCCACCAAAATCTTCTGAGACAAAATCTTCAACTTCTTTAAAAGGAACTTTTGTTATCTTCATTCAGGAAGCCTAGCCATCACCTTCTTCCTTATAGAGTCTATCTTCTCATGTGGGTCTAGTACGATATCACCTAGATTCTTAGCTTCCCATATTAAAAGATTCCTACCACCTAATCCTTTTTGTTGTTTAGCCCATTCTTTATTTCTAATTCCAAATATCTCTTCGCCATGAAGATTGTACTGCCTATTATCTTGTTCATACTTAGCCTTATGAATCCCCTGAACTTCTCCATAGGGCTTCGACCAATCAATAGCCACAAATATAACTCCTTATTCTAAAGACCACCCAACCCATTCTGGTCTGTTGCCAACATTGGCGTTATTTTGTTTCTGGTTATTCTCATTCATGTAGGTATCTTTTTTATCTACCAGAGTATAACCACTTTGTCTTGGATCATTAGAAGGCTTTGACTTCTTATCAAAAGTCTCCCTTTGAAATTTACCACCCACTACTAGCATGTCCATCATTTCTTTGCCCTCATTTTCTTTTTAGGCTTTAGTCCATAGCCACCGCCTTTACGAGTAGCCTTAGCAACACTACGACGCCCACTAGCAGACATTTTCTTTCCAGATTGTTTACCTCTGGTCATACCTAGTTGCTCATCTTTCCTAGCATTGTATCCTTGTTTTTTCTTAGCCATCATTCTCTCCGAAAGAAGGGGGGCTTTCGCCCCCCAATCCTGTATTAACGAAAGGTAAAAGAACCTAAAGAAGGTGTTGAAACCTTCTTCTTCTTTATCCCATCTGGCATCTGATTCGGGCCATGGCTGTCCATTCCCAATTCCTTGGGAGTGTCCGACACCTTGTCCAAACTAGAAAGACCATTTTCAGGGACTTTTCCGTCTGCTGAATGTTTATTACTAGCCATATTTCCTCCTAGTACCAGTAGATCATTATTTGCACATATGCCTTACCAGCGGGTGTACCACCAGTTGGGGCTTTGAGCGTCAAATGAATGTCAGTATCAGCCGGAAGAGCCGCTAAAACTAAATCAGCCGCTGTATCCGTCATTCTCTGTTCATCACCATCAGCAAGAGTGCCTAGACCCATTGCTACATACTCCGCACCTGCGGCTGAAGAACCTATATTAACTGCACCTTCAGTAGTAACAGCATTAAAGGTCTCATAGGCTTGAACCTCAACTTCCTGTACTGTTCCCTGCATTCCTGAAGGGCCACGGAAAATTAAGGCCTCAGTTGCCGCGCCGAAATCATGGTTAAAAGTGAAGCAATAAGGGGTTGGATTACTATAACTCATAATATTTCTCCTTAAGCCGCACTGTCCCAGATCACGATACGTGACTGAGCCGCTTGTGTGTGTGTAATGCCAAAGCCACCAAGGTAATACCAAGCAATACCCCGATCACGACCAAAGTCGCCCGGAATCTTGCCACGCATTTCCTCTGGAACAGCAATAGCCTCTGCTACGGTGTCCTCGCCAAAGAATATAGCCCAATCACTTAGACCATTAGTCCAAGCAACTCCAGCCGTACCCATGCCAGTACCTTTCGCAATGTGCGTTTGCTCTACGAAACGAACACCTTCGTACCTACCGATTTCCCCGTTCATAATCATTTGGAAACCCTGATCCACATACTGATGGATAGATTCCAGATCATTCTTGAGGGTACGATAAGTTGAAGGCCATGCAAGACAGTAATAATCATCACCAGTATAAGCGGGAATGTTACGTTCTTTCATGGTGTCAACAACTAACTTGACATGCTCTTTTCCCAATGCAACATTATTGGTCAAAGTAGCTGTGCCGTTCGTGGTTAACGTAAGCGCTGTTGTGCTAGTACCAGCAGTAGGTACTACACGTAGTTTGGCGGCGTTAAACTGAGCGGCGGCGAGTGTGTCAAATGCTTTCTTAGCATCATTCTTCAACACCTTCCTGATGATTTCACGAATTGGCTGTTCACTCAGATCGTCCAACTTGCCTGTCCAAGGCACTGAGTTACCAGCTTCCGTAATAGTCATCGTTCCCTGAGAAATCGTAAACGATGTTTCAGGTATAGTGCTCGTTTCCGTCAGGGTAGTACCCTGAGTGGCAACGTCACTAAACACGTTCCAATGGAATGTATCGCCACGGTGTAAACCCTGATGTGCGGCATCTTTGATGTCACAAAATTGTCTAAATTTGACAACGGGCTGAACCGCCATTCTCAACTCTCTGCTGAGATTAAGCGCATACATATAACCACCGGAAGTGTTGACAGACCATACTTGTCCTGCCATGTCTACCTCCTAAATAGTTATAATGATTGCCCTCTTTCCGCTCTCATCTCTTCAATGACTTGACTTGGAGTTTTCTCCACTTCATCGTCCTCTCCGATCTTCGCGCTTTTTCGGGCAGGTTTTGGTTCAGAAACGATTCTCTTTTTTCTAGCGGCTCGTTCATTAGACTTACCATTAGATAAATTGAGATTCGCCCATTCTCTCGCGTATTCAGCGGCGGCCTGAATAACATATCCCGGTGCTAGTGAAGGTTTTTCCTTCATGATAGTAACCGTTCTGTTATCTGCTATGGCCCTTAGTTCGGCATTTCCCGCAATTTCAGGATATTCAGTTTCAAACCAACCAACTGCATCTTTAACTGATTTTTGATAATCCCTCTGTTGCGCTCTAGCCTGTTCCATCTGTTGGCGAGAAAAAGCCTCTTGTAAGGCTTTATTAACTGCTTCCTCTACATTTGGGGTGGCCCCTTGTGAGCGCCCCGATGTCAAAGTTTGTAACAATTCTGCGGCTTTATCCGCATCATCTTCATATAACGCTTGGTGATACTCTTTTGCAACTTCAGTAAAGTTAGTATCTGTTTTAGGCGCATCGTCCTGCGTTTGGGGTGGAGTTGCCTGTTGTGTTTGAAGTCTCTGTACGTATGAACGTAACTGAGATTCCTTTTGATTAAGCCACTTCTCTTTAACTGCGGCTTCCTCAAATCTTTGCTGAGAGGCGGCATCTTTTTGATGAGATACCTTAAGCCCCTCAAAGGGAACATTAGTTTCTGTTCCGTTGACCTTTACAGTAGTAAACCATTGACCATCTTTTAACCAAACAGGTGAAGTCGGGTCTTCTTGTTGTATTTCTTCCTCATCCCTCTCTTCGGTTGATGTATCAAGGTCTTCGTGCTGTTCTACAATTTCAGAGAAAACTTCTAATTCCCTGTCCTCGACGATCTTATCCATAGCCGTATCACGAGGACTTTTAATAGATTCCTCTTTTTCTTCTTGATCTTGTTTTACGTCTTCAATATTTTCTAGAGTTTCCTCTATAACTTCTTCCGCATCCGATTGGGTAGCGTCAACCATCTTATTCTCCTAATTATTCCGCATCTTTGTACCTAGCCAACTTATCCGCATTCTCCCCGTCTGCAATAATCGCATCCAACCATTGCAACAACTTAAGTGGGGTAGCGAGGGTTGAAGATATTTTACGGTATTGATTAAGTTCCTCTGATGAAGAACCGCTGTACTCCTGAGAAACCATTTTTTGTAGGTCTGATATTCCCTTTCGGTAATCCAGTATTGCCCTATCAACAATCGCTTTTCCAGTTGGAGTTCTTATAAACTCTTGGGTAGTTCTCCCAATTTTAGTCCTAGTAACTAAGTCATCGACCCTAAGATCAGCCGGGTTTGTAAATTCACTCATCCTATTTCATAAGGAACTTTATTGTACTTATCTCTTGCCATTGTTCCCGTCTTACTAACATTATCTTTGTCTTCTACCATCCTTCGTTGTATCTCCCCATCAACTATTTGATTAAGTAAAGCATCTCTCTGTAACATTAGTTCAGCACGTCTGGTGTCAGCGTCCTGTTGTTTTACATAAGCCTCAGATTGTTTTATACCCAGTTTTCCTACTTCTCCCTTAGAGGACATCACCTCTTTCTGGAGTTCTGTCTGCGCTCTCAATTGAGCGGCTCTCAACTGAGCCTCTTGCTTCATCTGTTCTATAGCCATACGGCCCTGCATCTTGACCTGATCGGTCTCTAGCATCATGGTCATTTGTTCGATCTGCTGTTGCAGTTCTTCTACCTGCGGATCAGCCTCAGTAGGCAGAAGGAATCTAGAACCATCCTTATATCCCAGTAACCCAAATACTTCTTTAGATACCTCATCTAAATTAAGTTTTCCTTCCATTCCCGGTAACTGACCTACACTAGTTACCCCAAATAGCAGTTGCTGTACTCTTCCAACAGGGTCAGTAGCGTTCATTCCTACATTAACCTTAAGAAGAACGTCCTGTTTTAGAAGTTCATCCATGATTTCATCCTGACCAAAATCTACGACACCTTCCTCGCCCTCAAGTCCACCAGCCTCACCTGCGAGTGCAGTAACATGCTCATCATTTTCATAGTACTGTTCTAATTTAAGCAACTGCTTTAATACTGGTTCTACCCACGTCTCAGCGAATGTCCTAAGAACAAACTCCGTGATCATGTTGGTATTGCCAGCAAGAAGGGCCATACCGCCTACAGTCTCATTAAGATTACGAGCGCCACCTACGGTTGAGGCAGAGAAGTTCCCTTGCAGTTCATCGAAATCCATATTAATTCGATCCTGCTCTTGGTATGCAGATGCTGTGACATCACGAGTCTCAATAACCCGGACATCCTGATCTGGATCATCCATCTCAACAGCACCGCCGGGAACAGACCTGAACAGAGCATCCAAATCTATGTTTCGATCCCGTCGGATATGGTAACGCTTGTTCATCGCCAACCTAATGTTGTCGAATCTTTGGTTCCATATGTCGTTCGATGCCGCTTGCAACTCTTCTGTAAGTTCTACAGTTGCTGATGGGTATACACGATGGGCTTCAATATTGAGTTTCCCCATAACGTAGGGGCGCTCTCCATCTTTTAACCATGGGTACATTTCCAACAATGGTTTTGGATCAGTTAACAAGTATTGCGTACCTGCCGTAAAAAAGCACCAATCTACTCCGTCCTTTCTTATAATATTTTTATGAACCCATACAATCTTGTATTCTTCTACATTTTCAAAATCATCTTCTAAAGGGTCTTCTCTAGGTTCTTCCCTAGTTAATCTTGTAGTGTCGTCTGTCTCGTCTGTAGTCGTAAGCAACTGTTCAAGAGTAAGTTTTTTCCATTCGCCATTATCTATTCTCTCCATAGCATCCTGAGCGAACATGGGAATAAGATGGATAACATAAGGAGAAGATGATATAGGGTCATACCAATCTGACGCCGGGTCTATCCTAAAATTCTCAGGTTCAATTACCTCTATAACAGGATAGTCCTTCAGAGTTGATGTAACCTTTTCTTTAACAGGCTTACCTTCCATATCTACAACATTTTCACCAGCATCATCAACAGATGCGAATGTCTCATCCTTTTGCTCAAACTCCCAATATTGGTGAGACACGACTGTTCCATATATAGCGGCATCTTGAAGAGCCGTTACCATAGTGCTAAACCACGGTATTGTATTAGTCAATCTGTACTGCATTATAGATTGAGCCACAGACGCACCTGCTACTTGCATGGGATTATTAGGATTTGCCGGACTAATAGACATCATATCTTCATTAGTAAAGAAGGCCGTTGCCATAGCAGATTCAAGTTTACGAACAGTAGTCCTAGTTTTTGGCCTAAACAACTTAGACCTTTTATCATAGGCTGATGTTAAATACTTAGAACCGGGCGGATGGTGGCTATTAAAGTTAGAGATATTCTTTTCCCACTGAAATCTAAGATTAGTATCTACCCATTCAGTAGAGCCATCATATGCCTTCCTAGCTAAATTTAACCACCTCTCATTTTTGTCGCCTACTTCAGGAACTTGAAGATCAGCCTCATTCAATGGTGGTTGTGGATTAATTAATGACATTAATGTAAATCTCCGTTAAGCCTTCCTTTAGAATCCATCTCTAAATCGCCATAAGTGGTTTGATTAAACTTTCCTCTCTTTTGGCGATACCTTTCTAATATCTCACCACCAGCATTTACTACCACCTTATAATCATTATCTATTTTATCAGCATGAAGAACGAATCCCCAGTTACCAGATAACCGCATAGACTTTACACCAACAACACCATCCATTACATGGACAGCCCATAACCAACCGGGGTATTTCTCCTCCAGTTTTTCAGCCACATTTTTTGCTAATGCAAAATCTTGTACATTAAAAGTTTCAGCTTTTTCTAGTTCTACCATTTGATCTCTTTGCCTTATGGAATACTCTTTCTCCATTATTAAAAATATAAGTAGTAACAGGTCTACTTCTTCTTTCTGGATCAGCCTTCTCGACATGTTCCATCCACTGTATTCTTTTTTCTTTACCACTCATGACATTATTACCTGTGGTTTATAGTAGGGGTCTTTCACCAAAGGCCATTGTGGATCATGAGGAGTAAACACAAGATTACCTGATGAATCTATGACAAAAGTATAAGTAACGCCTACGGTTGGTGTAAGTGTGCCAAACCCCCATGCTTCTGTATGACTTGCCCAATCACCAGTTCCATCATCCCACAATGTACCACCGCCAAAACCTGAAAGACTTGCACTATCAGGAATAAAGTTATGTCCAGTAGTTGATATTGGAACAAACCCAGTAAGAGCCAAACTTCCAACAGGAACATACCAAAGTTTTTGTATTGTTCTGTCAGGTGCGATTCCAGTTAATGTTAAGGAACCTGCATCTGGTTGATTCTGTCCAGTCTCTACAGAACTAGGAGCAAACGCTACATCATCCCAGTTACTATAAGCATTCGCCCAAGTACCACCATAATTATCCCAACTATAAGTCTGTACTATCTCAATAGAGGCATTATCTGGAGATATTGTAAATCCTGTACCGTCTACTGGCAATTGCCCTGTTAACGTAAGAGTGGAAGCGGTTATCCTAAAGTCATACATAATCCCCGATTCAGGAGAGTATGCAGTAAAAGTTAAATCAGCTTTATCTGGGGAAGCCCCTATACCTATAACAGATTCTGGTACTGGTCCACTCGCCCAAGTACCGGAAGTAGTAGCCCATGAAGTAGCTAATTGATCCCATTCATAAGATTCTATTAGTTCAAGACTAGCAACGCCGGGAGAAATTGTTATTGGCATTAGACTATCCTTTTATATTGCAACCTAACCTATGATTTGGGATGTCTTGCCTTAATGGCATTAACTTCCTCTTTCCACGCTTCTAGTCCCTGCTCTGTAATAAATTCAATCTGTCTTTCAGGAGGGCCATACTCATCAAGTCTCCTCTCTTGGGGAGATAAGGCAACTAATTCCCAAGTTTGAATATACTTTTCTCCGTCCCAACTTGGCCCAGCATCTAATGCGTAATGCCATTGCTGTTCGGGGGGATCAACCTTATGTATATCAGCAGGGCTAAGTTCATCTAACCCCTTACGCCTTTCTTCCCAAACCTGAGTCCAAACACCATCAACAAGAACTGGGCCAATATCGGAATAAGCAAATCCCGGTTTTTTGGGTCGTGGAATTTCTTTTACAACTACGACACCATAATCAATCGCCTCTGGATTATCAAGAAAATTTACCGGAAAAGAAGTATTTGGATTCTCATTTCTTAATCTAGTTATCCCATAAGGATATTGAACTACTGCATCATTTTCAATTTTTGCGTACATTATATTTCCTCTATTGGGGCAATCCTACCATTTTCCTATGGGGCATTTTTCCCTGCTTAGTTTAACTTTCACAATCATAAAACATGAACATTTTTCACACACTTTCAACGCACTACTTAAATGCTCGCATTCCTCACAAATTTTATATCTCTGTGCTGCAGATATTTTTTTAGTCATTGGTTTATCATTTTGCATAGTGTAAAAATACTTGAGCCAATCGCTCACCTTCAAATTTATCTCTCCAGTGAGGATTCTCAACACCTTTATAAATTAGCCCGTCACCCTCTTCCAAACAAACCTTATGAACCTCATCCGTTTCTAAATACAAAGGCCATATATTATCAGTTTGCTCTCTCTTTAAGGTTAGAGATATGCTGTACTCACAAGCATCTCTATCTGTATGCCTATGTAGAATGTCTCCATTCTTATAAACCCTAAGATAGCAAAAGGTTGGTTCTAAATTTTCTCCAGTATGTTGCTTCATATCATATAAAAAATAATGCTGCAAATTTTTCATAGCTGGATCATCGTACAGAGATGGAGTATTAGGAACTTGCTCATCTGTACCAGCAGCCGAGGAGTTCGCCCTATCGCAAGAATAGTGTCCAAGAAAATTTAATAACTCCCCTTTTAACATACCCCTTACTATCTTAAAATTATTAGGACCAAGAGACATAACTATATTTATTTAAAAGGCGCTCCTAAACACCACATCGCTACTGAATGCTTTGTTCCTTCCGTAACTGGCGTGCTTCTATGAAAAATATAAGAAGGAAATACGATTACATCTCCATATTTCATTTCTGGGTATAATGTTTCATTAAAAATATTTTGTTCTCGATTTCGAGTTTGAATGGACAATTCTAAATCTCCGCCAACATAACCATTTGAAACACAAGCAACTAAAGATAATTTTCTAACCTTTCCAGTGTAATTATCATCGGGAACATCCGTGCCGTAAACTCCAGAATGATCTCCTAACCCATCATCATGCCAAGAGTAATATTGATTTTTTTCATACGTTGCGATCTGGATTGCTTCAAAATAATCTATATCGTATTTCCAACCAGAACTTTCATTCGCATCATAAACAAATCTGGAAAATACCTCGTATAAATACTGATCGCTAGACCACGAAACATTTGAACTACGAGCCTTCTTATTATCTTCCCCGTCATCTGTAGTAGCTACTTTATATTCTGACTGACTTGCAATCTCTTTTATTTTACCCATAGCTTCTTCAGAAATAGCATTCCGAAAAATCCAGTAAGCATATTTATTTTGCAAAACTTAATTAATCCGATTTTATGATTCGTAAGTCATGTAGACTAGATTAATAACAACTCTAATTTTCTCATCTGTACAAGTAGTTCCTGTGTGTTTCATATTAACTGGAAATGAAACAAGTCTATTTTCTACACTTTCCACTATCGTTCCATCTTCAAATTTTGTATAACCATTATTAGTATTAACATAAAAAATAGATGTAGTAAGTAATTTTGTTTCTGATGCAATATCAGTATGAAAAATATTCTCTACTATCTCTGGAGTTTTTGTTAGAAGATTAGCTTTAATACGATCTAAAACACCATGTCCAATAATAGGGCCAAATATAACTTCATACCAAGTGTTATAA